AAAAAAAAAATAAAAAAAATGTTTATATTAAATAAACTAATGTTGTTGCACCAGATGAAGCACCTTGCATACAGATACCTCCTCTCGCATTTGCTTCACTACCGATTGCTTTTATACTATTTGCATCTGTACCTTGGACTATTTGTTGTCCTGCTGTAACTGTGTCCTCTGCAATCAAATAAGTTAAACCTTGTGTTAAGACTTTACATTTTGCTCCAGATGAAACAGTTTCAATCGCAACACCAAAAGGTGTGTTATTACTTGAAGGTGAAGTTTTCAAAATTCCTTCCGAACCCATCACCCAAGTATTACCAGATATAGTTTCAATCGCTCTTAGTGAATCAACAATGATACCATTGTCAAAAGGACTACCTGCACTTTGAAGAACAGAATCAATTCTTTCTTCTTCAAAGCCAAGTCCTTTTTTTAAACCTCTATTAACCATTTAAATCATCTCTTAATTTATGTGGTTATTTTTACAATAGCATCTGCTCTTAAATATCTTACTTTAATTCTTTGAGAAAATGTTGCTCCTCTTGAATCAAATAAAGGCAATTTAAAATCTTCCATTGTAACTGGTCTTTTTTCAACAATTGCATATGCGTGGTCTCTATCAAATACATAAGCGTTTGCAGATGTCATTCCTGCGTTGGATGAAACTTTAAATACTTTCATACCATAAATAACACCGATGAAACCTGTTTTTAAAACTTCGTCATCTCCTTTTTTCTGCGCTTCTACAAAAGTATCCAAATCTCTGATGTCTTTTAAAACTTCCATTCCAACTACGAAAGTTGTAGGATCATAATCTTTATCATCAAGATATTGCATTGCTCTTGTAATATTAGCAACAGTTAATTGGTCACTTCCTGATACTGTGTTTGATGCATTATCAAGTTCTGTTATAATTAAACTATTTTCTTTTTCAGAAAATCTTTTTCCAATAGTTTTTATTTGTTGTGCAAACAAATCCCATTTTCCATCTTCTTCCATTTCTTTACTTATCCTTAATGCCACACCATATTTAAGTGGTTTAACATTTCTGGATGCGTAGTTGTTTGAATCCATTGGAAATTCGCCGAATTCTCCGATGTCTCTTAAACTTAAACTATCAGGTGTAACGAAATTTAATTCAATAGATGAATTTGGAATTCCTGCCGGTCCTATATAAATTGCTGCTTCACTTCTTTGTATTAATCTCTTATCAACTTCTTCAATCAAAGTGTCATATATCTTTTTAGGAATTAATAAAGAACCTTCTTCTGCAGAACCAGTTCCTAAAAACTCTTTTATGTGTTTATAATTACTCATTTTTAACCTCCCTTTTTTATGCTTGTCCTAAAGATACGATACAATATCCACCAGATGATGCTGATGTTAATGCTCTACCAATAGGTGATTGACTTCCTGCAGATGCAATGTTATAATTTTGAACACCGTCAACTTTTGAACAAACTGCCTTTCCAGCTGTTACTGCATCAACTGCGCCCATAACGAATATACCTGCGGTTGCTAAAACTATATTACTTCCAGATGAAGCGTCTTGTGTTGCTATTCCAACGAAATCAGTTTCATCTGCGCCTGCGTAAACTGATAAATCTGATGTACTAAAACTATTTACACCTGAAACATTTACTACTCCAGTTCCTGAAGTTACGACATGTTGTCCACCACTGATAAATTCTGTTGCTTTACCAGTAATAGTTCTTGGATTTCCACCATCAAATAATGGTGCGTATTGTACTGTTATTGCCATTTTTCATTCCTCCTTTTTATAAATCGATTCCTTGTTCTTTTATTCTCATACCATTAGATTTTGGCATTTTAAATAAAGAAACAGTACTACCGTGAGATTCCATACAATAATTATTTTTGTCAAATACTTTGCTTTCTTTCACAGTTTTTTTACTTTTGAAATTTGCTTTTGGTTTTTCTTTTAAACTTTCTTTAAGTTCTTTTAGAATTTCAGTTTTCATTTTTTCAACGTCAACTTTTTCTTCTTTCACTTCGTCTTCTTTTTCTTCTTTTTCTTCTGCTTTGTTATCTTCTTCTTTCACTTCGTCTTCTTTGTCTTCAACTTCTTCTTCCTCTTTTTTGTCTTCACTTTCTTTTAATTCTTTTAAAAGTTCTTCTTTCAAGTTTTTTTTCAAATCTTCAATATCGATTTTGTTTTCTTCCATTTTGGATTCCTCCTTTTTATTTTCGTGATTAATATCACTATCATCATCAACGCTTTCTTTTATATCAACAACTTCTTTATCGACTTTTTCATCAACTTTTTCGTTATCAATATCCTTTTTAATGTTGTTTTTTTGACTATTATTTTTTAATTTTTCACTCTTAACATTCAAACTTGTGCCTTCAACTCCTGCACAACTGATTAAAGATAATTCCATTGCATTTAATCCTTCAACTATAAGTATTTCAGAATCTTCACTTTCTCTATAAACTCTTTCCGCAATTGCACCAATAGAAACTTCTTTAATTCTTCCGTCTTTACATCTTTCAATAATGTTAAGATGTTCTGGATTTTTTATCCAACCTTCATATAAACATTTATTTTTTACAAAATCAGTATCTGTAACTACACCAATATTATTTTTAACATCATAACTTGCATGGTCTAATAATATAGGTCTGTTTTTTAAAGTCGGTGTAAATTTTTTTAAAGTTTCTTTTGTATATTTAACATTATTTCTACTGATTCCTGGTTTGATTGCGATGCCATCAATTTCCAATCTTTCATCCAATTTATTCATCTCCCTCTTCTTTTAAATTAAATGAACAATTGATAAGAATTGGAACGTTTTCAGCCACAAGAATTCTTCCCTTTTCATCTTTTTTAACTTCTTTTTTTAAGTTTTTTTCATTAAATTTTTCAATGATTTCCATTATAAATTTCACCTCTTATGATATATATTATATAAAATATATATTAAAGTTTAAAAATATTTTTTATAAGTATATATATTTAAACTAATTTTGTTAATTTTTATTCTCCATCAATGTATGTTAATTTTTGTCGTTGTCTGTGTGTTGCTTTCCTTTTTCCTCTTTTCGTTAAGTCTTGAACTTTTACATCATCTGTAATTTGAGCTTTTGTAAATTGTGCTTCGTTTTCAAGTCCCGCTGTCATTGTAATACTATTAGAAACAGTTCCACTTCCAGTGTAATCTTCCCAATCACCTAATACAAAAACATCTTCTTCATCTAAATATTCATCTCCACTATTACATTCATGAATACCTTCCGAATTATGAGGATCGTAAGAATAACGTTTTCTACAATGAGGACATATTCCAATCATTTTGGAACTATTGCCTCCCATCCACATCTACAATTTGGATGAAGCGGAATTTGATTTTGAGCTTCGTTTAATTTCATTATTCTACCATCCATTGCATAACATTCTTCACAAGTTCTGTCACTTTCAGTCGTCAACCAACTTACTTTTTTAACATCGTGTGATTTTAATTGATTTAAATAACCATTATTAGTAACTCTCACGGTTTCTGTTCTCGCTATCAACATCGGTCTTTTTTCTTTTGATAATTGTAAAACTTTTTTTCCATCTTTTTTAACCAACTTACCTTCTTTAGTTTTATACAAATTTTTAGGTTTAACTTTCTTTTTAATTTGGCTTGATATCTCTTTCATAGTGTAAGAATTTTTTACTGCATCTTCTAAAACATTTTTTAAGGAATTAACTTGTGCGGCTGATAATTTTCCTGCACTTTGTTCAATTTTGGTTTTAGCTTTAACCGAATCGAAGTTATCTTTTTTAATTTCGTCAAGTATAAAATCCTCGTATTCCGAATAATCAAAATTAATCCATTCCTTTAAACTCATATTTTCATCAAACTTCTTTTCCACACAACTTTTATTTTCTTCCGTTATTTCATTACATCCGCAAGAGTTTTTTTGATGACCCGGAATACGAGGTTGTTTTGCGGTTTCTTCTTCTTCCTTTTCAACTTCTTCATTTTCTTTTATTGTAACATCTAATAATTCTGCAATTTTCTTTTCAATCTCTATTCTTAAACTTTCATTTAAATTAGGATTTTGTAATATCTTCATATACATTTCTATTTTATCATTTATTTCTTTTTCTGATGGCAATCCCCAAATAATATTACAATTGGAAAATGATTGATTTTGTGATTCTAAATAAGGTTTTATTGATTGTTCTACCAAATCATCTTTTAAATTTTTTCTAAATCCTCTAATTATTGTTTTAAAATGTTCTAATTGATATTTAGCCAAACCTTCAGGAACACTTCCACTTCCTAATAATACTTCAGGAACTTTTAAAGCTATATACACATTCCTCCAATCAGTATTAAGCAATGGCATAAACTTTTCACCAATATCACCAAAGTCAAGAATTTTTGCTTCTGCGAAAGGACCGGTTACAAATTCTGTTTTCTCGTTCATATGTTCCATTTCATTTTTAAACGCTATTTTATCATTATCACTTGGTTCAACTGAATCATTAATATTATTAGAATTAACCATTCCTAATTTCCACCATATTGGAGAATTGCATTTTCTTTTTTGTAATTTATGCATGTCTTGTAAATCTTCAAAAAGATAATCTAAATATTTAACTGCTGGGTTAAGAATTCCATTACCATAACAATCAGTCCCAATTTTATCTATCGTTATTAAAATAATATCGTCAACATCGAAAAAGATTACATCTTCCTCTTTTAATTGTGCAGTTTCTTTTAAAATTTGACAATACCCAACAACCTCATTATCTTCATTTTCTAAAATATAAAATGATTCTGGGTCAATTATTTTATAACCATTAATTTTTCCTGTTTCGTTATCTCTTCCTTTTTCAATCGGACAAGTTCCGCAAACAAAAGCCAATTTTAATGCAGGTGATAATATCGAATAAAAGTTTGTTTCTTTATAATGATTATTAATTAAAGTTTTTGCTTTGTTTTCTTTCATATCGATTGTTAATGAACCGCCTAACATATAATTAGAAAAGGTGTCAATTGAACTATTTACTATTCCGCAATTTTTATATAAATTGATTAGAAATTTAAAATCGAACGGATGATCAACAATATTTTCGTTAATGCTTTTTAACCTTGACATAAATAATTTAAAATCATCATCAATATCAGAATGTTTGTTTTTAGATTTAAAGGTTTCTGTAATTTTCTTTTTAATTACATGAATTTTAAACCTGTCTTTATTATTAACAATAATTTTTTTATTTTTAGAAAACATACCCATAATTGAATTAATATAAAAAATAGTTTTTAAATTTTTTTAATAAGTATATATATTAAATTTAAAAG